ACAACAGTGAATGGTTGGCACAAATAAAACAACAATTTTCACAAGACCAATGGCCACAAGAATGTATCAGATGCCAACAAACTGAGCAACTGAATCAAACCAGCATACGATTAAATTCTATTGCGTTTCACAAGAATCAAAGCCAGCTGGACTATCTCACAGTGGGCGGGGTACTAGACAACGTTTGCAACAGCGCCTGCCAAACCTGCAATGAAACATTGAGTACAAAGATAGGAAGCTTGCATCAGCGAGATTATATCAAAATCAACAATGCTGACCAATTTTGGAACTTGCCATTGAACAGAGTGGTGCATCTTGACGTCAATGGTGGCGAACCCAGTGCTAGTAAAAATTATCGACACTTGTTGGCTAACTTACCGGACACAGTTTGCAGTATTAGAATCAACACCAATTGCAGCACTGTGATCACTGAACTTGACCAATTGTTAGAAAAAGGTGTCAATGTCACCATCACAGCAAGCCTTGACGGCATTGGTCGAATACATGACTATGTTCGCTGGCCTATAAAATTCAACGAGTTTGAACAGAATTTGTTGAAGTACCAATCCATGGGTGTGGACCTTAATACCTGGACCACTGTGAGTGCGTTGAATATTGGCGATCTCAAAAATATTTTTCAGTATGTAGAACACCATAAACTAAAACACAGCTGGGCACTGCTAGAACGCCCTAATGTGTTGAGTGTAAAATACAGCAACCATCTAACAAGAACGGCAGATGTGCCCAATTTGTTGAAATCAATTGTGGCCACTGAACAGGACAACACAGTTGAACTACAGATGTTTACTGCACAGCAAGATAAGCTAAGGAACATTCGCTTGTGGGATTATTTTAAATGAAAATTGCAATCACCGGACACACCGCAGGCATAGGCCAAGCACTGGCACGATTGTATACCAATCAAGGCCATGACATTGTGGGATTAAGCAAGCGAGAAGGATGGAACATAAGAAATGTTCTAAAAATCTGTGATCAAATTGAACCTTGTGATGTTTTTGTAAACAATGCGCAAGCAGGTTATGCACAGACCGAACTGTTGTTTGAAATGGCCCAACGTTGGCAAGGAACTCGCAAACACATTGTGGTAATTTCTACCATGATGACACAGAGTCCAGTCAGTGTTCTACCAGGACTTGACATGGACCAGTATCGAGTACAGAAGGTTGCGTTAGAAGAATCTGTGCAACAAATAAGAAATCGACAGTTGGGAATCAAACTAACAATTGTGAGACCGGGCAACATTGCCACAAGCCCTGACAAAACAATTCCGCCAGCCGCCAACGTTGATGTTTGGGCTGCAACTCTGCATGAAATTTTTGATCTAGCAGCCAAAAATAATTTGCGCATACCTGAGATAAGTCTGGGACCATGATCACAGCTAAACAAGTACTGACCAACAAATGTTTTTGTCCCATGCCGTGGGCGGGACTGATGTACAACTTTGACGGTACAGTAAAGAATTGTATTCGCAGCGCCGGCCCTATTGGCAATGTTAAAAACAACAGTATAGAAGAAATTTTGCATGGTGCTGTTAATGCTGACACGCAACAAAGTATGTTGCAAGACCAGCCAGGATCTAATTGTTATCCTTGTTACCAGTTAGAAGGCAGCAAACAAAAGCACAACATTGTCAGCGATAGGATTTTTTATATCAAAGAGTTAAAACGAATACCGTTGGATGTATATCGCCCAGGCAACCATGAACTCAATGCCATTGATGTTCGTTGGAGCAATCTGTGTAATTTTGCCTGTGTTTACTGTAGTCCAGAATACAGCAGTCAATGGGCCAGCGAACTCAAAGTTTTTGCAATTACTCCTGACAACACTCAAAAAGAAAATTTCAAAAAATACATTTTTGATCACGCCCCGCAGCTGAAACATGTGTATCTAGCCGGTGGTGAACCTTTACTGATGAAAGAAAACTTAGAACTACTGGGGCGATTACAACAAACCAATCCGGATGTGAATTTAAGGATAAACACCAATCTCAGCAAAGTGGATACCAAGGTATTTGACTTGATCTGTGAGTTTAAAAACGTCCACTGGACAGTGAGTGTAGAGACCATGGACAACGAGTTTGAATACATTCGCTATGGTGGCCGCTGGCAGGACTTTTTAGACAATCTTTCTCGAATCAAACAGCTCGATCACAAGATTTCTTTCAACATGCTGTGGTTCTTGCTTAATTACAAAAGCTTGTTTGATTGCGTAGATTTTTTTCGGGCACAAGGATTCCATCCCAACAGCTTTGTAATTGGTGCATTGTTAACTCCACTGCACCTAAACATTAGACATCTGCCCAACACTGTGCTAAAATCTTTAGAAGCTGTGCTGGTTGATCGTATTGAGCAACACCCAGGATATCTATTAGAGGACAGTTATACAAATCTACTAAGGTATATCCAACAACCATTTGACAAAACACTGGAACAGTCTTTGACAAAAATTGCAAAACTAGACCAGCGCAGAGGCATTGACAGCAAGAAAATTTTTAAAGATCTTTACAAACTTATCTAAAGGAAAAACAACTATGGCTAAACCATTTGACGTATCAAAGTTCCGCAAGGAAATCACAAAATCAATTGACGGACTGTCAATTGGTTTCAATGACCCTACAGACTGGATCAGCACAGGCAACTATGCTTTAAACTATTTGATTAGTGGCGATTTTAACCGAGGCATTCCCTTGGGCAAAGTCACTGTGTTTGCTGGTGATTCGGGTGCAGGCAAATCATACATCTGTTCAGGCAACATTATCAAACACGCACAAGAGCAAGGCATCTTTGTGGTGCTGATTGACAGTGAAAATGCTCTTGACGAAGGCTGGCTCAAGGCACTTGGCGTTGACACAAGTGACAGCAAGTTGCTTAAATTGAGCATGGCAATGATCGATGACGTTGCTAAAACAATTTCTACATTCATGAGCGACTACAAAGCACTGCCAGACGGTGAACGCCCGAAGGTGTTATTTGTTATTGACTCATTGGGTATGCTGCTAACACCAACAGACGTTAACCAGTTTGAAGCAGGCGAAATGAAGGGTGATCTAGGACGTAAACCCAAAGCTCTCACCGCCTTGGTGCGTAACTGTGTGAACATGTTTGGTAGCTACAACGTGGGCTTGGTTTGTACCAACCACACATACGCAAGCCAGGATATGTTTGACCCCGATGATAAAATCTCCGGCGGTCAAGGTTTCATTTACGCTAGCAGTATTGTTGTGGCCATGAAGAAGATGAAGCTGAAAGAGGATGAGGATGGCAACAAAGTCTCAGAAGTTAACGGTATTCGTGCAGGCTGCAAGGTGATGAAAACACGCTATGCCAAACCCTTTGAAGGAGTGCAGGTCAAGATTCCCTACACTACAGGCATGAGCCCGTATTCGGGGCTAGTAGACTTAATTGAGAAAAAAAGCCTACTCAAGCGCGAAGGCAATAGCTTGGTGTTTACCACCAGCGAAGGCGAAATCATCAAGAAGTTCCGTAAGGCCTGGGAAAAGAATGATGACAGCTGCCTTGACACTGTGATGAAAGACTTTAGAAATCAAAAGGCAGAGGTAAGTAGCGTTGAAGGAGAAGAAGAATAATGAACGAGCAATTGGCCAGTGTAATCTGGGACGAACTCAAACGATACATCAATACTGTGGACCGAGCTGATGCAGCTGAGTCATTGGTCAGTATTTTGATTGATAACGACGCAGACGCCGAGGACATTCGAACAGCGTTTGCCGGGGATAAAGATATCAAGACTGCCCTGACAAACTACATTAATGATGACACAGAAGAAATCGAAGACGAAGACGAAGACGAAGACGAACCAGACTGGGATGAGTGATGTGGTACAGCAAAGTTGTTGCCAATCTTGCTGCTATTCCTGACTTTATAGTTTACTACGAGTATGAGTTAGAAGAGGCTAAAAAAGAATGCAGGATTGGCGGTGTTGTTGAGCGCAACATCAAAGAGCTTCCTGGACACACTGAGCATCGCTTTAACCAACTGCAAGAAATTGAAGCGGTGCTTAACTATCTTAACATCCAGTTGAGAAAAATACGCCGCAAGCATTTTCAAAAATATCTAGAAGCCTATGCGCGAGCATTAACCTCCAGAGACGCAGAAAAGTATGTAGACGGCGAAGATGAAGTCATTGACTTTGAAACCATTATCAACGAAGTAGCATTGTTGCGAAATCGTTGGCTTGGTGTAATGAAAGGCTTGGAAACTAAACAGTGGCAAATGGGTCACATAGTTAGGTTACGGTCAGCTGGTATGGAAGATATTACAGTGTGACCTGTTGTGCGTGATACATAATAGTATGAAGAAAACTGCTTTTGTTACAGGCATGACTGGCCAGGATGGTCCGTATCTTGCCAAATACTTGATTGAAAAAGGCTACCATGTTTATGGGCTAGTCAAACGCTATTCAAATCCCAATCTGGAAAATATCAAATGGTTAGGGATTGAAAATGACATTGAACTCATCACAGGTGACATTACTGATGAGAACAACATGAATCACATCATGCAAAGTGTCAAGCCACAAGAAGTCTATAACCTTGCAGCTCAAAGTTTTGTTGGTATCAGTTGGGAACTGAACAAACTCACCACAGAAGTAAACTGTA